CGTCTGAGCGCCGCCCGCCTGCACTCCGCCATGCTTGTGGCTATTGAGCGACTTGCCGCCGCCAATCACGTCGTCGTCGGCCGTCAGCTTGCCCGATACGGTCACGTCGCCGTCGATCGCGACATTGCCGGTGATATTCACCTGGTCGGCGGTGATGTCGGCGGTAGATCCGCCGGGAAGCAGCGCGGTCAGTCGATGCGCCTCGGGATCATAGGCGATGCGCGCGCCATCGGCGAACGCGATCAGCTCTTCGGCGCTATTGCCCGCCGGCGCGAACGCATCGCTCGGGATCCCGCGCAGGACAAGCCCCCCGCCCAGCTCGCCATCCATGCAGATGAGCAGAACCTGCTCGCCCGCGCTCGGCGGCGACCAGATGCGCGTTGCGCCCATGCGCCCTTCGATCCAGCGCAGCGGCGGAGTTTCGACGTCGCCCGTTTCGACGATGCAGCGCGCGGCGGCGAGATCGACCGACTTGACGGTGCCGATCTGGATCAGGCCCGATGGGTCGAAATCATCCTCGTCGGTGCGCGCGCGCATCATTCGGCGGCGCCTTCCTCTTCGACCGGCGGAGCGACGATGACGCCAAGGTCGATCTTGGCGGCGACGCCGCGCGCGACCTCTGCCACGCGTTCGGCGGTCTTCTTGCGGTCGCACTTGCCCGCGTCGGTCAGCACCGCGCGCACGTCGCGGCGATGAACAATGGCGCCCGCGGTGAAGGTGACGGGGACGGTGCCGGTCTTCGCGTTGAAGCGGCCGATGGAGCTGGTGAGTTCGGTCATCGTGCGGATCCTTTATGCAGCGGGGGAAACGGGCCAGTCGGCGGGCGCGCCGTTCGCGACCGAAAGCGGCAGATCGCGAAGCGCCTGCCGGTATTCGGCCCATCGCGCGCGCAGGGCCGCGTTCATGTCGGCGTCGGGCAATTGCGTATAATCGCTGTCGCGCAAGAGCTGGTCGCGGCGCGCGCGCAGCAGAGCGAGTGCGACGTCCGGTTCGGGAGAAACCGGCGCGGCAATGGGCTTGCCATCCGGCCCGGCGACGATCGCCAAGCCGGGTTCCAGCGCATCGAGCGCGGCGGCGCGTTCGGCCTCGCTGACCTCGATCGCGTCGGCGGGGATGCTGCTGTGAACGCGGCGATCGTAAAAGCCGCAGGTGGAGGGGGAGAATAGGAGCATGGTCTTCACTTCCCGATGACGTGGTAAGGGAGCGTTCCGCTGATGTCGCCGGCCTGATAGACCGAGAAGCCGGAGATGGTGGAGCTGGCGAGAAGCGTGTTCTGCTGCGACGCGGTGCCGATCTGGTCGATCGTCGGAAAGACGGGCGTCGGCACGGAATCGAAGCTGATCGGATAGGTGACGTTGCTGTAGCTATCCATGCTGACGCTTACCCGGCCCCAGATGATCTTGAGGCCGTTCGAAAAGGCGATGTAGCCATTTTGCAGCACGCTCGCCGCCGCGATCTGAAGGAAGTCACTCGCCTGCAGGCCGTCGAGAAGATCGGCATTGAGGCCGCTGCCCGGACCATCGACGGTGAGCAGGCGCGACAGGATTTCAGCGGCCGAGAAGGTCGCGGCGGGCAGGAAGTAGCTTGCGTGAAGCCCGTCGAGCAGATCGGCGTCGAGGCCGCTGCCGGATCCATCGTTGCCGGCATGCCATGCGGCATTGCCGGCGATCTGGAGCGAGGTGCTGAAATACCCCGACCGAACCCGCGCACCTGACGAACCGATATCGTAGGCGTCACCTGCGTTCGGCTCAAAGTTTCCAGATTGGCTGATCACCCATCGGAAGGCGCCGTTGGTGCCGAAGCCCAACCTTCCGGCGACCTCGTTCATGATATGAAGGTCGTCGTTGTTGCCACCATAGCCAAAGAAAGCTTTACGCCCCGTCGCGTCGGTGATGCCCAAATAGCTGTTGCCAGTGCCGCGCGCATTATTGTTACCAAACGTCGCGAATTGACCGGAGCCGCCCATGACGTGCAGAGGCGTCCCCGGCGCCGTCGTCCCGATGCCGACATTGCCAGCTCCCG